TGGTATCGGGATGTATCATGTGTGTGTGTGTGGGAAGAGTGGTATGTAGATACGGAAGCGGTTGTCAAGGGACTATTCGTCGTCCCCCTCGTCGCTGTCCTCGTCGCTGATTTGGAAATCGACATACTTCATGCACAAGCGGAGCATGCCGTCGTAGTCGGTCCCGTCGGTCATAGCGACCTTGGTTTCCTCCTTGAACGCCTTGAGGTTTGCCGGCGTGGCTGCGAGTGCCTTGTTGCACGCGCCGAGGATGTAGAAGATGTTGCCGTCCGGGTTGCGGACGATGGGTTTGGTGTTGGACATAGTGGTTAAGAAACTTTGTCGGCAGGAAGCGACTGGTGGAACTTCATCTTGCTCGCGGCAATCGCGGCGATGCGTTCGTAGATGGCAGCCATCGTGGCGTTGTCGTAGCGGGGAGCGTCATACTTGCCCTGCCCCCAGGAACCTTGTGCCCAAGAGATAGCGTCGTTGGCGATTTTCTGGATGTCTTGTTCGGTCATAGGATTAAGAATTGAAGTCGTCGTGGTATGCTTTGCCGAGCTCAACCTTGATGACGCTACCACCCCAAGACTCAAAGGACGAGTTGAAGTTGGTGTCGCTGTCGGGGCGGGCTTCCTTCCATCCGTCGTAAGCGGAGCGGAGGGCGGTCATAGCGCCTTCCTTGCTGTCAGAGGCAACGGAGATGCCGTAGCCGAAGATGCCGGGGATGACCCCGATGTAGATGTGCTTGGCTTTCATTAGAGTGAGGCGAGGATGAGGCACAGGGCGATTGCCGTGAGCGTGAAGAAGAAGGTAAGGAAGGCGGTCATTGGCGTGAGAGAAAAAGAAAGGGGGCGGGGGGATTGCTCCCCCCACCCGCTTGATTAGATGGCGACCTCGCCGTTGAAGGAGACGAGGTTCGACTCCTTGATGTTGAAGACCTCCGTGGGGGTCTTGTTCTCCGAGCGAGCGGAGGGGACGAGGAACTGCTCGAACTCGTCCTTACTGACTTCCACGCCGTTCACCTTGAAGGTGGACTTGGACTTCACGCCATTGACGGTCGTGAGGCGGAGGAAGCGCTCGCCCTTGTGAGCGATGACGAAGGGGAAGTTGACCCACTCGCCCCAAGAGAGCGACTGGACTTCACCACGCTCGCTGTTAGCGATGCCTTCCTTGACGGAGGTGAGGTTGGCGAAGTTGACACCCGAGCGGAACACGCCGGTGGTCGTCTTCTCCAGCATCACGCCCTTGAACTTGGCGGCAGGAGCGGGGGTGGACTTGAAGGTCACCGAGGCGAACTGCCCGGCGGCAGCCAGGAAGGCGTTGATGACGTTGGAGGGACTGGCGGTATTAGCGGGGTGCATGTGGGTGTGGGTGAGAGAGAGGTTGGAGGAGGAGGCGTTGGTTTCGTTGGAGGACATAAGGGTTATTTCGATGTTGGAAGTAGAAACTATTCCCAAGCGGATGACAAGCACTAAAAACAAGAAAGTTGCAAGTCGTTGATAATCAACACCTTTTTGTTGGTAAAAAACGCTGTTTCCCGAATAAAAGAGGACAATACAGGATTGCGGATGGGGTGCAGATACACACTTTACGCTCAATGAAACGCTCCCCTTTAAAGAGGAAGTCCCCACTTAAACGCTCTAGCACGCCTCAACGCTCCGGGCTGAAGCAGAAGCCCGCAAACACTTTAAAGACCCATCGCCCAATGCGGCGCGTCAGCAAGCAAAGACAAAAGGACAACAAGCTTTACGCCCAGGTCCGTAAGGAGTATCTCATTACGCATCCTCGCTGCCAGGTCTGCATCGACTCGCCTGCGTGCGACATCCATCACCGCCGGGGGCGATTTAAATCTCGCCTCTACGATACTGCTTTCTTCCTCGCTGTCTGCCGGCCTTGCCATGACCGCATCCATTACAACCCTGAATGGGCATACGCAAATGGTTTGCTCCTAGCAAGATGAGTTGGGTGGCTTGGGACGAGCGACTCGAATGGAATATGGTAGAGATAAGGAAGCTCTCCATCGTCAATGAGCAACGGGCGATAGCACGTCGCGCCAAAGCCGAGAAAGAAAGATTGGCTCTCATCGAAAAAGGAGTTGACCCAGAACTTCTCAAACCACATACAAGTATTCCCTCAACCGTATCACAATCAACCGCACGAAAAATGGAAAAACACGAACTCGACCTTGGCGACATCTGCCAGGTCACCTCTGGTAAGTTTGCCGACAAGCGAGTCCTGGTCATCAAGGCCGGCGTCTCGACAAAGTTTGGCATGAAGAGCATCACCGTTGAATACTTCTCCTCCGGTAAGACGGGCGAGAAGGTTTGGGTAGCTCCTGAACTGCTCGCCTTCGAGGGCGAGAACGACCTTGAGACGGCGAACGCCATCAAGGAAGCCGACTTCCAGGAGTGGAAGGCACGCAAGCAGGCGGGCGTCCCGCCGGCGGCCGCTTTCAAGAAGAAGTCTTGGGGCAAGCCCAAGAACGAAGCTCCGTCCGACGGAGACGACTCGTTTCTCTGAAGAGGAGGGCGAGCAGCCTTCCGCAACCAACCCTGAAGGTTGGGAGATAGTCCCCTCGCGCATACTCCCTCACACGGAGTTGTGTGCGTTCGTGTGTGCTCCTATCATAAGTGGCAAAAAGAAAGCATCTGACATCATCATCAATGTGCGACTGATGATAGACGAGACACTAGTTCGCCTCGTGATGGACATCGAGGAGAAAGACTTCGTGTGCAAGATTGGCTACGACTTGGTCAGCCGAACCAATGTAGAGGCTTGGTGGTTCGCTAAAGAGAAGGATGTAAGCGAGTGGCTTGAACTAGCCGGCCTTGGAGACATCCGCTTGCCAGCGTGCTCTTGCCTGATGCGTATGCTTGTGCCCATGAAGGCACACATAGCCAAGATGCCCAAGAGAGAGCTCCTAGCCCCGGTGGAGAGGGTAGAACAGGTCATTGTGCCCACCGACGTCAGGTGGGTCTATGAGGCCAGGCACCAAAAGGGCGGCAACCTTACCATTGAGGCGACCAACGGCGACCAGGCGGTCACCATCGTCTATCAGTCCGTGGTCAAGGCGAGCGAGAAGCTCATCACCGTTCACGCGCAGATGCGTATGCGGGATAAATACGCCACCATCAGCTCGGCCTTCTCTTACAAGTCCGATGTGAAGATGCACCACATCAATCCCTGGATACACGCGCAACAGGCACTGCACGCACAGATGGCAGAGGCATCAGGCATACCGGGCGAACCAGTCGCCGCCTCCTTCGCCAAAGCGATGCTCCTCGTCCGTGAGGGCATGAGCAAGGGTCTTGCAGAGACGCACGCCAAGAAGAGCCGAAAGAAAGACGATGAGGATGGTTCGCTGTTCGAGATGGAAAGTTGAAGAAACTTTCGTGATGGTGGTTGACACCGATGAATAGCGGTCAAAGGTTATCATCGCCAATGACCACGACGACCCCTTACGAACGCGCGGCCCGTTACATGGCTGCAACCCCGCCAGCGGTAGCAGGACAGGATGGACACGGACAGACTTACTCGCTCGCCATCTCTCTCTACCACGGCTTTAACCTATCGGAGCAGGAAGCTTGGATGCTTCTTCAAGCATACAACATGAAGTGCTCACCGCCTTGGGGCGAGAGCGACCTCCGGCACAAGATGAAGGATGCTATGGCGAAGACCCATAGCAAGCCTCGCGGCTGGCTGCTCACCGATAACCCGCGCGACTTGGGACCGCGCAAGCATCAACCCATCACCAACGTCACGCAGTCGGGTAAGTTCAAGGTGGACTTGGGAAGCCTATCGCAAGTGCCAGACAAAGAGCGCTTCACGACGGCTCAGCTCCTCGAAAACTGTTTCAAGGACGACGAGGTCATCTGCATCACGAACGAAGCCGGCGAGGACGACGACGGCCGCTACTTCCCAGCGAGCAAGGGAACGTTCCAGACCGTCAAGTGGTGGTTGGACAACTTCTTTGGTCCTAATCCCTCAGACAGGGCGATGTTCCGTGACCGCCCACAGGGGGCGTGGGTCCGCATCAATCCCATTAAGCCAGGCGACTTCGCCGGCCGAGACGATAGCGTTGCTATCTTCCGTCACGTTCTGGTCGAGTTTGACACACGCCCGAAGGACGAACAGTTCGCCATCTTCAAGCAGTCGCAGCTGCCTATATCAGCCATCATTGACTCTGGCGGCAAGAGCTTGCACGCATGGGTGCGCGTGGACGCCAAGGACTACGAGGACTGGAAGGTCCGGCGGCAACAGGTCTTCGACTACCTCTCTGACTACGAGCCAGATGAGATGACCAAGAACCCTTCAAGGTGGTCTAGGCTCGGTGGCGTCTTCCGCGGCGAACACGAGCAACGCATCGTTGCGCTCAATGTCGGCCAATCCAATTGGGACGATTGGCTCGCATACCTCGAGAACAGCGAAGTCCCGGACGAGCTCACCGTCGACCAGCTGATGGAGTATGACACGGACAACGACCCGACCACAGTGCTCGGCAATCGCTGGCTCTGCCAAGGCGGTTCATTGTGCGTCATCGGCCAGTCTGGCATAGGCAAGTCCAGCTTCTTGATGCAAATGGCAATCATGTTGGCCATTGGCCGACCCTTCTTCAACATTCAGGTCACGCGCCCATATAAGTGCATCGTAATGCAGGCCGAGAACGACACTGGAGATTTGGCCGAGGCCTTCAAGGGCATCGTGGGCAGCATGTCCCTGACGGACAAAGAGAAGACCCTATTGCGCACGAACGTGAAGTTCTACCGGGAAACGGTCAAGGTCGGGCTAGAGTTCGTCAAGCAGGCACGCAAGCTTATCGTCCACAACAAGGCCGACTTCTTCTTTGCAGACCCTCTCTTGGCGTTCGCTGGCGGCGCGATTAGTGACCAAGCGTATGCGTCGCAGTTTCTCCGCAATTGGATTACGCCAGTCCTGATGGAAACAAACGTGGTCTGGGTGTTCCTACACCACACTGGCAAGCCCAGAGCAAAGGAAGAGAGCTCGGCAGCAACGGTTTCCGACCTCGCATACAGCGGTATTGGTTCCAGTGAGCTCGTGAACTGGGCGCGTGAAGTCGCCGTATTGAGACGCACAGATAAGATACGCCCATTCTTTGAGCTGGTTCTCACCAAGCGGGGTAAGCGTGCCGGCATCCTCGACAAGGACGGCAAGCCCACAGCGTTTGTAAACCTCCGACACGCAGAGGGACGCATCCTTTGGGAGGTCAACGACGAGAACGTCCTGACCAACTTCTCGATGAAGGACTTGACCAAGATGATAGACATGCCGCCAACAGAGCACCACAACGACCCGGAGCACAGCAACCTGGTTCGCTACATAGCCCACAAATTGGGCGTAGGAACCGCTACCGCAGGAGATGTGGCCAATCACCTCATCCGTCTATCCAACTCGAACCCGGTCATCATCTGGGACCACCGCAGGGGCGTCTGGCATGGCGTCAAGTGGACGGACGCTGCCATCACAACGCTCTCCAATGAACCATTCTGAACGAGCTCGCAAAAGACTCCTAATCCCAATGGACGCAGCATTTGAACATCTCACGCACCTCAAGTCGGACTCTCAAACCGGTGATGAGCGAGCGCGGCAGCGCGATGCGATAATCGAATACTCGAACGGCAGCAGTTCGATTGCTCTCTATGTGGGGCTAGGAAGCCCTCGTCAAGCGGAATACGTCCTTTCCAACACACTCATAAGTATGCCTCATGCGAACCAGTGCTCCCCCTGTGGGGATGACAAATCCCAACCCCTTGTCTAATGGACGCACAACCCCCTGATAGCCAATACAGAGAGGTCACTATGCCATACAACAAGACAGGCATAGATGCGTATGCTCACTGGTTCTCCAACCAAGCAGCAGATACCCAACGCAACCTCATAGCCCAAGGCCTCGGCCCAGAGCTACGTGAGGGGGACGGTAACTACACCTTTGAGGTCAAGGCCGACCACATAGCCTTCTCATACGAGGAGGAGATAGCCATCGACCCACCCGACCTCACCCCCATGCGCACATACACAGACGATGAAGTGCAAGAGGTCATACGCCGCGTAGTCATGGCTATGCAACTGTCAGAGAGCCCGGACTGCCTCTTCCAAGCACGCTGCATCCTCATAGCCTTCGGCATCGGGGACCCCCCATCCGAGACAGAGCTCGCCAAGCAGCGTGACTGCTCACGCCAATTCGTATCAAAGAAGGTCAAGCGTATCCAACAACTCTTCAACCTCTCACCGTCCCAATACATGCGTAGCGAGGCCGCCTGCAAGGCTTACGCCGACGCCTGGCAACGCAACGCTACCAAGCGCTCTGCCAAGCCATCAAAGCGTCCCAGAACCCAAGCCACGCAAGCCACACCAATCCAACAACTCCAAATGGGATTAGGAGCCCAACAGACCTTAACACCCATTAAACATAATAAACTTCCCAGCCACCATACCCCCCCCACCCCCCCACCCCCGGTCAAGAAATCTATTATTCAAAAAGGGGGGGACTCGGGGTCTTGTGACACCGCACTTTGACCCGGAAAGTTTAGATTTGGCTGAAAACACTCATAAAGATAAATGGCATCACAAAGCGAAATAGCAGCGGCTCTTGGGCTGACGAAGGGGCGAGTATCACAGCTCGTTAAGGAGGGTATGCCTGGAGACTCGATAGAGGAGGCTCGGGCGTGGCGTGACCGTCGGAAGATTGAGATGCAGAGCAAGGGGCACATCAGTCAGCCGGTGCAGCCGTTGAACCTTGGGGACTTGGATAGTATCCTGAAGTCGGTTACGGGGGAGACAGGAAACTCGGAGATGGATACGCGCGTGAGCGAGCAGACGGAGTTGTGCTCATTGACGAGACAGGTTTTTATGCAGGCGTTGCAGTCGGGTGACCCGGCGCAGGGGAAGCTTTACGCAAACTATGACCGGGCGGTGGCTACCCTATTGCGTTTGGAGAAGGAGCGGTTTATCCGTATCCAGGAGGAGGGTAAGTTGATTGATGCGGAGGTGGCGGCGATGCGTTTTGCGAAGGTGATGGGTCAGTTAAGAAACCTAATAGAGCGGGCAGAGTTAACGGTGGCCCCCAAGGCAAATCCTGATAACCCCCCAAAAGCTTTGAAGGCGTTTAGAGATTTTCGGGATGACCTTTTTCGGAAGATTTCGGAATACAGTCCGGATGTGCGTGACCGTTCGCCTGGGATTGGGGAGGATGAGATTGGGATTAAGCCAGCGGCGCCTGCTAACGCGGCGTTCTTCGGGGTGGTGAAAGACCTAGAAGATGAGGACACACCGCAGGAGGGTGGTTCGCTTGAGGACTTTACGGACGATACTCTTGGGGAGATGGAGGACGAGAAATGACCCCTGCGCAGAAGGAGGCTATAGCCGACCAGTTGGAGTCCCGCATCAGGAGGGTGTTTCGCCCGGATGAGGGTGGGGACATCGTTACTTGGTTGGAGGAGAACATCAGGCAAATACCTTTCTCGCCGATGCCTTCAGGGTTTCGGGTGCAGGAGACGCCTTGGTTGGCAGAGCCGCTCCGAGCGTGTGCCGACCCAGAGGTCAGGCTTGTGGTGACCATCGCGCCCATTCAGTCGGGCAAGAGCTTGATGGCAGAGATGCTGTCGTGCTTTATTATTGCGCGGCAGCCGGCGCCTACGCTCTACCTGAACGACCAGGACTCTAACGCTGCGGACTGGATGCAGTCCCGCTTGCGGGTGCTTTGGGAGAACGTGCCACCGGTCATAGCCAAGCTTCAGAAGGACGAAACAGGGAAGAAGTCGGGGACGGTGCAGACGGAGGACATGACCTTTTGGTGCTTGGGGGCGTTCAATGAGAAGAACCTACAACGGCGGTCTATTCGATGGTTGGTGGGTGATGAGACCTGGCTCTGGCCAGCGGGGCATCTTGCGGAAGCGTCCGCGCGTGTGACCTCATTCGGTTGGTTGGGTAAGCGCATCTTTATGTCGCAGGGTAGCTTTGTGGGCGACGATACGGAGGGCGTTTGGAAGACTACGGACCAGAGGGTGTGGTCGTTCGCCTGTCCTTCCTGCGGTCATAGGCAGCCTTGGAATTGGGACCAAGTTAAGATACCCGACGCCATGCAACGAGACGGGGACTTCGACTACGGCCTCATCAAGCGAGAAACCAAGTATGAGTGCGAGGGGTGCAAGAAGCAGTTTGCGGATACCCGCTCCAACCGGGATGACTTTAACGCTACGGGCTTCTACGCCATTACATCCCCCTCTGCCGACCCTGCGAACCACGGCTACACTTGGAGTGGCTTGGCGGCCCGTTCCTGGGGCTCTATGGCAGAGATGTATGTCCGGGCAAAGCTTATGCTAGACGTCAATGGGGACGCAAAAGCGATGCAGATTTTCAAACAGAAGCAGTTGGCGCACTTTTGGTCGGATGCCCCTGATGATTTCGGAAGCCTACAAACGATTGGGGACTACAAGATGGGAGACGAGTGGGACAAGGAAGCCCGCATCGACCCAGGTTCGCGCAAGATACACACCGACCACAAGCGGGAGAAGCAGATACGAGCTCGGTTCATGTCCGTGGACGTGCAGCGCGAGGGCTTCTTTTGCCTTGTCCGTGGATGGGCAGAGGGCGGGGATAGCCGCCTAATAAAGTGGAGGTATGTGCAGACTTGGGAAGACGTAATCTCGATGGGGAAGACTTACGAGGTTCATCCAGCTTTGACATATGTTGACTGTGGTGACCAGTTCGACGACGTCATCCGTCAGTGTGGTATCAATAAGTGGACGGCCCTACGAGGAGATGCTCGCTACGAGTTTACTTGGATGGTGGAGACACCAAAGGGTCGTAAGCCGGTGGGCAAAGTCTACGCTCCCGCGCGTATGGTGAATGTTGGGACAGGGCCTGTTCGAGTGCATCACTTCTCCAACTTGGCGTTGAAGGACCAGCTCTCTCGTATGCGTAAGGTTGGTAAGCACACGACATCTGCGGACAGTGGCCAGGACTACATTGACCAGATGGAGTCGGAGGTGCGCACGAAGAACCTGGCAGGCAAGCCGGAGTGGAAGCGAATTGGTAAGCGAGCTAATCACTTGTGGGACTGCGAGGTAATGCAGTTCGTGCCGGCGTTGGCGTTCGGGTTCCTGGCTCCGCCTCCTCCCCCTCCCCCAGAGGAAAAGCCTGCTCCTGGACCCACCGAGGCAGCTCCAGTCTCATAGGTCCTGGACGCACAGTAGTTCGGAATACCCCGAAAACCCCAATGAAAATGGGGGGTAAAAACTATTTTCATTTATTTGCAGATTTATCTTGTCAAACGCTTGGGCATCTGATTGTATGTTCGAGTCAGGGTTAACTACCCTGCTGTTCTTTGAGTCGCCCAATAAATCTACCGTAAGTCCTCGGCCACACGCCGGGGCAGTGAACCACAGCCAAACAGCAACAACTGCCTGGACGTGAGCGAAAAGACTAAAGGCGACTCTCCAAATCTGATGGTTGGGGTTGGAATAAACCCCTTAATCGCAAAGCCCGCCAAAGGCCTCTTGATGAACGAACCATCACTCTTTAGTCAAAACTTTGGGGGTGGCATAAGCCCAAACCGATTTGACCCTCTCACGAGGGAGGTCCAGAACCAAAACCAAATCGACCCCAATTCACTTTATGTCGGCGCTCGAATGACCGAGCTGCGCAATCCCACCGTGTGTGGGAGGGCCGTAAAAACGGACCCGCCGACTCCACTTTCAGTTCTTTTGACATTCAAGTTAGACTCTTCAGGCACCGACCAACGCCCGCTCTGCGATAAGAGCGTCGCTAGTCAGAAGAGTCCTTACGACCCGGTAGCTCAGTTGGTTAGAGCGCACCCTGAAAATGGGTGAGGTCGATGGTTCGAGTCCATCCTGGGTCATCTGATTTTGTAGAGCGAAAGCTCGAACAACGAGGCGCATGTGCGCGCCTACAACCCCCGAAAGGGGGAGAGACTATCAGGCCCGTAAGCAAACTTGAAAACTTTATGGTTGTTCGCTAATCCCGAAAGGGAGTCCGACGGAAAGGTTCAATGTAGCGTAATCTGTCAGCCGCGTTAGAATAATTACCTAGCAAAGCAAACTTCTGGTGCATCGGAAGGACAGCACAAGTGGGTTCGACCCCCACAACAACCACCATTTTTGTTCTTTTGACATTCAGTCCAGCGGGCAAGTAGCAACGGGAGGTCTGCAAGGAAACTTGCAGGAGGGAGCAATCCCTTTCGCTTCCACCACCATCTACCCGCAGTTATCGCCCCAAAGAACGACCCGATGCCCGCAAGGGACAGGGAAGGTGAAAAAAAGGGGAGTCGCTGGATTGAACCACTTTATGCCGCCGGCTGTTCGAGTGTAGTGCATCGGTTCCACTGACCTCCAAAAAAAGTCTTATCGCTCTTGCAAGGGCATAAGGCGACTGAAGGAGACTGTATCTCGCAAGGGATTTAACCGTGAACCAATAGATGCGACTATGACGAATATAATGATACCGAAAGGTATCCTGCGGCACCCTTTATGGACAAGATACTCAATGGTCGAGTTATCTGACCTAGTAACGCTATCGTGGCGCGAACGGAAAGGCAAGAGAAGCCCCCACGAAGGGCGACTCCGTGAAAGTTGCGGGTTCAATTCCCGCCTTGTCCACCACTTTCTGTTCTTCTGACATTTCAACGCCACGCAAACTGCTCGCACAGCTCCGCAAGGAGGGACGGCCTATCAACCGTCGGCATCTGAAAAGTGCCGCAAGCGAACCAGACAAGCCCTGTCTACACAGGGAGTATTCTTGCACCAGGGATTGCCCACCTTTTTCGTGGGACGTCTGGAAGTTGGCGGGCAACAGGCGTGGGTAGCCGAAAGGTCCACAACTCTGACACGGAGCTCCTGGATAGAAACCGCAATAAGCCGCGGGGGAGACAAGGGAGTGCTGTCGGTTGCCGAATACTTTACAGCCGTAGCGTGGTGCTGTCCTTGGAAGCCGCCTTGATTGGCGGTGGCTTGGTTCGCAAGACCCAGGTCTCCTGAAAAGACTCGGGGACGGAGGTTCGACTCCTCCTCGGCGACTTGACCTACCATCCAGGCCCCACCCCATTATCCTTACTCATTTCGTTCCAAAACGCTTGGGTAAAATAAATGTTGACAAAGCTCAAACAGCAGTCCACAACACTTTTAGTTCTTTTGAAAACCTTTGGGCGTTCGGCGGCTGATAAACTAATCAGCTCGTAGCAGGGCTAACGAACGCAAACCTTGGGGTCGCCCAGGGAAATGGTGGTCTTCGATAGCCACCCCCAACATTTAATTTTTCGTCCACTTCGATTTGGGAAGCGTATGCGAGTAATCAACGCAGAGAAACCAGATGAAGCCCGATGGGTCTGCCGTGATAGCAGAAACTTCATGACCCCCTACAAAAGGGTAGTAAGCGGTGGACGAAATCACTTTGCCCTGCGACAGCAGGGTGGTGCTGCGACTTGCTACTAACACGTCGCTCAAGCAATTACCGGGGTCCAAACCTGGGGAGATGCGGGGCGTCGGTTCCACACCGGAGGGCAACCTCTTTGGAAACAAGCAAGCCAAGATGCCAGGACAGACAGCGTGGTCGGGGACTCCCGCCTACAAAAGTCCTGGAGCTCCTTTACTTTTGGTTCGGCTGATGAAAGACCGCGCATCGAGAGAGGCGGCATCAATGTGCGGAAGACCCACGGGTCGTCCTACAATGGGGTTAAAGGGGTCATACAGCGAACCATTCCCTTTGTGAACGAATTACCGATAGCCCGTTGACAGCGTGCCAAAAGCACGATGCCAGCCAACGGACTATTTGTCGGACTTCCTCGTGAAACAGTCGAGGCAATCCGTGACAAGGCCGTCCAGCTTATACTGGAGGGCAAGACCATCATGAGTTACGGAGATGGGGCCACGAACGCCAGCAAGTCCTTTGCCCTACCACCGCAACAGATGCTCCAGGAGGCTAACTACGCTCTCCAGAAGCTCGATGGCAGAGTCAGGGGCCTCTACACGAATTACAACCGCTTGGTTGACCGCTGATGCCTCCCGAACCGAAGAAGCCAGGACTCGTTGACCGGGTCCGCATGTCTCTGTCTAACCTCCTGAAGCCAAAGGCTTATCAGGGGGCGTTTGAGTCTACCCGCTACTCCGTCCACCGCACGCGCATTGACGCGCCGCAGCCGACGGACTTCCGGATGGAGATGACGGGGGCTACTCGTCGTGAGATGGTTCGCCTTTCCCGCTGGCTAGAAAAGAACAACGGCCTATACAAACAGATGATTAAGGACACGGCCATCTACTCCATTGGGGAGGGCATCGGTCTTCAGTGCTTGGGTGGCGACTACGATTGGCAGAACTTGGTGGAAGCCGAGTGGGAGCAGGAGTGCATCCGCCCAGAGGTGTCTGGCCGCTTCTCGATGGTGGAGAGCTTGTTCATTATCTGTGAGGCCCTGGACCGAGACGGCGAAATCTTTGTCATCAAGTGCAAGGATAAGAAGGGGCAGCCTAAGTTCCAAATTATTGAAGCTCACCGAGTGGAGACACCGCCAGATGGCATGTCTCTCCCGGACATCTTTGACGGCATCCGTTTCGACAAGCTGGGCAGACCAACCTTCTACTACGTCAAGCAAGGGGACGGCAAATACGAACCTATTAAGGCGGCATCGATGATGCACATCTACGATGTTGAATACGCCTCGCAGAGCCGAGCGTTCCCTCCGCATCAGCATGCGATAAATCACATGCGCGACGAGATGGACCTCCTGGCTATGGAGAAGGTCGCAGTTAAGGACAACTCCCGCACAAGCCGCATCCTAAAGGTCGAGGACACCCGGATGGACTCTGGGGACTTGGGCCTTGGTCAGCCCTTGGGCGAGGGCAATTCCGCTACCGCTAATACCGACCCAGACTCACTTAACCGCATCCTTGGTGGTGTGACCGCCGTTCTCCAAAACAATGAGTCCCTTGTCTCTTACGCTTCAGCACGTCCTTCAGCAGCTTTCGCCGGCTTCATCGACCATTTGCGCCGCGACTCCATTATGGGCGGCCTACCTTACGAGTTCGTGGCAGACCCAACTCGTGCAGGCGGGAGTGCTGTTCGCCTCGTGGTAGCGAAGGCAGGACGCTTCTTCTCGCATCGCCAGACGGTGCTCATCAATCGCTTCCTCCAGGACTACTTCCAATTTTGGTGCGGGCTTATGATTGACCGCAAGAATATACCTAATGCACGTAATTGGTGGAAGACAGAGTGGGTGTGTTGCAAGTCGGTGACTGTGGATGCTGGCCGAGAAGGTGCGAATGAACGCGCTGACCTGGACATGGGACGCATCCCGCCGTCTGATGACTTTGGGGCGCGTGGCTATGGTTTCGAGAAGACCATCCGCAAGTCGGCAAGAGACTTTGCCTACATTCAGAGAGTGTCGAAGGAAACCGGTGTCCCCGAGGACAAGCTTTGGCGTAAGTCGCCTTCTGGCGGTCAGGGCGGCGCGGGTGGTGCTGCGCCTGCTCCGAACACAATCCCTGAAGGAGCGTTGGGTGTGGTTATGCCAGGTCCAGATGGTCAGCCGCAGATTGTTCCTATTGACCAAATCATGGGTCAGCCTGCGGACCAAATGCCTG